TACAGGCCCCCGACGTATGGCGAGTGAAACGAGCAAACAAAACGGCACGCAAGCGCTACGTGTAAAGGTGTAAAGCAGACAACAAAAAGCCCGCCCGGGGTTAGCCGGGCGGGTTAGGTTTACAGTGAGAGGGTGATCACAGCGAGAGCAACCATCAGCGTGACGAACATGGCGCCCGCGATCCATTCGCGGATGTTGCCTGAGTTAGGCGCCTTGTGCGTGTCAAGGTACCGCTTTGCGCCCGCCTGCCCGAGGTTTGACACGTGGCGGTCGACCTTGATTTGGCGGTCACGCAGCGCGGTTTTAGCTTCTTTGGTCATCTTTACATTCCTTGTGTGAGAGGTGGGGCGGGCGCTTTCGCGCCCGCCTTGGTTTTACTTGCCAGCCCTGAGGGCCGCGAGTTCGGCCTTGAGGCGTGCCGCCTCGCTGACCGGCTTCTTTACAGCCGTGCCGTCCCTTGCGGCCTTGAGCTCAGCGAGTTCGGCCTTGATCGCCTTGAGCTCGGCAAGTTCGGCCTTGAGCCGGACGACTTCGTCAGAGTCGGAACCGCGGGCTGCCTTGGCCTTGTTCACCCTGGCGACAAGGCCCTTGTCCTTCGTCAGGAACAAGATTTGGCCAGCGTTGCCATTGCTTGGCGTAAAGATAGCCATTTGAGCCATCTCGCAACCCTTGGCGGCCTTCAGAACGAAGGACACGCCGCGGGCTGTATAGTTGCCCTTTTCCGAGACTTCGTCCTTGAAGGACTCGATCATTACTTCCAGCGTCAGAGTTATAGTCATTTGGTACCTCATATGGGATAAACGCTAGGTCCAGACCATTCTAGGCCTAGCGCAATTCCCACATCAGTTACCCATTATCGGCACAAGAACGCCTAGGGCAGGGTTTACAGTTCCAAAGAGCGGCGGGGACTTACCCCGTCGATCCAGCTAGTCTTGCTGTTTCGATGACTCTTTATGGCATGGGGCGATGCGCTTGTCAAATTAGGCCAAACATAGGGCGGAATCGCCCCTATATAGCGCGGCGCCGCGCTATAGCAGGCAGGCAGGGGGGTGGGGGGTTGGACTGGACTTTTCTAGCCCCCCGGTACTGTAGTAAACCCCACATCCCAAGACCCAAAAATAGCAATCTTTACATTCGTACACCATCCATACACTACACGTCCACTTTATAGCACCCCCGCCATCAACCGATCCAAAAATTTTCCCAGCCCAAAAACCAAATCTTTACACTCTTGACCGACCCCACCCCCAAGAGGTACCATCGCTTCATGTTCATGAGCCCTGTCCAGACCAAGTGGTCCGATCGCTTCGCCTTCGATCTCGCCCTTCTCATGGAAGGCAGCGGGGAAAAGCTCGACGAGCTTCTGGATCGGCATGAGTATGACGCCAGTGACCTCCTCACATTCAAGAACGACGCCAACTTCCTCAAGAAGGTCGAGGCCTACAGGGAAGAAGTGCGCACCAAGGGCCTCACTTTTCGGGTCAAGGCACGCGCACAAGCTGAAGAACTGCTCCGGACCTCATGGATTCTCATCCACGACCCCATTGTGAGCCCCGCGGTGAAGGCCGACCTGATCAAGGCGACGGTCCGCTGGGGAGGGCTAGAGACCCCACCGAAGGAAGAAGGCGGTAGCGGGGCAGGAGGAGTCACCATCACCATCAATTTGGGTGGTCAGACCCTCGATGTGACCGCAAAACACACCCCGCCAGCCATCGAGGACGCCGATGTCGTCGAAGACTATTGAAATTCGCAAGGTGAACACCCTTTTTGCCCTGCAGGCGCTCATTGCCACCCTCGCAGAGGGTAGTCAGTCCTACCGCACCGCGCGCGTCGCCAATCCCAAGCCCGGTGGGCACATTTACACGGTGTTTATCTACAATGCCGCTTGATATTTCCACTGTTGTATCATACACGTATGCCCATAAGATGGAGGTGTACATGACGGAGAAGCTACCACTGCCCCCGACTGAGGTACTTCGGGCAATGTTTCGATACGAGCCCGAGACAGGGAGGCTATACTGGCTGCCGCGGCCCGACGACCACCGTTGGAACCGTGTATTTGCTGACAGGCAGGCCGGCGGCGTTGACGGCAAAGGGTACGTCCGCGTGAGGACAGATGGCAACAACTGGAACGCACATCGCGTGATCTGGAAGCTGGTGTACGACGCGGAGCCGGAGTTCGTGGACCATATCAGCGGGGATCGATCGGACAATAGACTGGCAAATCTACGGTCGGTTGGGAAGGCGGAGAACTCGCGGAACACGCGACTGGGCAGAAACAACACGTCCGGCCATAACGGCGTTCACTGGGTGATGCGCGAGCAGAAGTGGCGCGCCTGTATTTATGTCGATGGTAGGAAGCTTAGTCTCGGCGATTTTGCTGAGAAACAAGACGCAGTTGCAGCGCGGCGGGCAGCAGATATTGAGTACGGCTATCATCCCAATCACGGTAGGACAGACTGATGGCACTCGATATTTCCTATACACCGACCCCGACAGCAGCTAAGTTTATGGCAAGTAATGCTCGAATGCGAGTGCTCATGGGCCCTGTAGGAAGTGGCAAATCGGTCACTTGCTGTTTTGAGATCATACGTAGGGCTGGGGAGCAAAAACCTAATGCGCAAGGGATACGTAGGTCACGATGTATCGTAGTGCGTGAAACTGTACGTCAGTTGGCTGACACTACTATAAAATCTTTCATGGATTGGTTCCCTCCGGGTGTATGTGGTCACTATATGCGTACGACTAAGACCTACTTTTTTAAAGTAGGTGACATAGAGTGCGAGATTATGTTCCGCGCGCTTGATGACTCGGATGATGTAGCAAACCTCAACTCCTTGGAGGCTACATTTGCGTGGGTTAACGAGAGCCGTGACATACATCCGGACATCCTAGACGCGCTCTCGAAGCGCGTGGGGCGTTTCCCCTCTGCGAAGGATGGAGGCCCCACGTGGTTCGGCATCTTCATGGATACCAACCCGCCCACGATGGACACGTGGCACTTTCACATGATGGAGAAGATCGACCCCAAGGACGGGGTCTCGGCCAACGACAACGGCTGGGACGTCTTCAAGCAGCCGTCGGGCCGGAGCCCCTACGCCGAGAACATCGAGAACCTGCCGGATGGGTACTACGACACCCAAGGCCGGTCGGAGGAGTACATCCGGGTTTTCATCGACGGGGAGTACGGGCTGTCGCTGGCCGGCACGCCGGTGTTCAAGTACTTCCGTCCGGACTACCACATGGCCAAGGCCGCCCTGCGCCCCTTCGTCAATGGCACCCGTCCTGTGATCGTGGGGATGGACCTCGGCCTCACCCCGGCCGCGGTGATAGGGCAGCAGGACCCGCGTGGCAGGGCCCTCGTGATGGCAGAGGCGGTCAGCTACGACATGGGGGTCCAGCGCTTCGTCAGGACGGTGCTGAAGCCCCTGCTGTTCGAGAGGTTCGCTGGGGCGCCGGTGATCGTTGTGGTCGACCCTGCGGGCATCCAGCGGGCGCAGACCGACGAGCGGAGCGCGATCGACATCATCAAGGCGGAAGGGCTGCGGGTTATCCCGGCGCGGACCAACAGCATCACGGCGCGGATCGCGGCCGTGGACGACTACCTCATGCGGCAGGTTGACGGCGACCCCGGGTTCCTCGTGGACCCCAGCTGCAACCGGGTCAAGGCGGCCATGATGGGTGGGTACCGGTTCAAGAAGAACGGCGACGGGCTGGAGAAGACAGGTGATGCGGGCAAGCACAGCCACGTTGGTGACGCGATCAGCTACTTCTGCCTCCACGTTGGCAGCCTCGACAGTGGTGCACTGCTGCACCAGAGACGCGAGATCAAGAGAGTTGACGCCCGTGGTTGGGCATGATACAGAGGTCACACCTACGGTTGGCTCCTCCCAGTCACCGCCTGCCTGCTTGACTTGCCCCGCCGGTCCACCCCCGGCGGGGTTTTTCTTGCACAAGTGGTACGGACTGTGTATTGTGGTGTGAAGTCAACCCGCGCAGCAAGCCGTCCACGCCGCGCTACGTGTGAGGTGCCCCATGCCACTGATCTCCCCAGCGCTCAACCCGGACATCCGCGGAGTCCCGCGCGTCATCTGGAGCGGCATCGCTGCTGGCGACACCTTCGACGCGTTCACCCTGACCCAGCAGTACGGCCTCGCGGCCTCCGTGCAGGTGGTGGGGACGTTCAGCAGCTCTGTCGTCACGATGCAGGTGAGCAACGACGGGACCAACTGGGTGACCGCCAAGGACCTGCTGGGGACCGACATCACCTTCTCGGCGACTGGGTATCGCGAGCTCTCGCTCTCTGCGGCCTACATCCGCCCATCCATCGCCTCGGGCTCGGGCACCGGCCTGTCCGTGATCATGGTGCTGCGAGGCTCGAATGGGGTTTAATCTCCCTGTCCTCAATCGACTGCGCCGGATGGGGACGGCCGTCTTCTCTCCTGTATCCTTGTTTGCTGCTTCTGAACCCGGCGTCTGGTACGATCCCTCTGACCTGACCACTATGTTCCAAGACACCGCAGGCACTACCCCTGTAACCACTCCGGGTCAGACAGTTGCTCTGCTGCTGGATAAGTCCAAGGGGCTGACGCTGGGGACGGAGTTGCTTACGAATGGGGATTTTTCCAACGGGACTACCGGCTGGACTATTGCCGCTACAGGCACTGCTACAGTAACAAGTGGGATAATCCGCATCACGTCCGTGTCTGGCCGTGGCACGGCATCTCAAGCACTTTCTACAATTGTCGGACAGCAATATAGGATTGACCTTGGCCTTATTTCAAACGGAAACGCAGGTTTTAACGCTGCCATAGTTCGCATTACATCAACCAATTCGTATGGTGGCACTTTGTTGACTTCTGCTTCGTCAGCATTTTCAAACGGATTGTTATTTTTCACAGCAACAACCACAACGACATATATTTGGCTGGCCGAAAACACAGCTACAACGTCGAACTTTGTTGAGTTCGGTGGACTTTCAGTTAAGTCTGATAGTGGCAACCACGCCACCCAAGCCACTACTGCTTCTCGTCCTACCTATGGTATCGTGCCTCTGGGTGGTCGGAGGAATTTGCTTCTGGCTACGGACACGATGGCAACGCAGAGCCTCACAGTGGCTGCTGTAGCGCACACTTTAGCATTCACTGGTACAGGTACTGTCACCCTCACTGGTGCTTCTATAGCAGGGCCTCTGATAGGCACTGGGGCAAGCAATAGGGTAAGTCTTACATTCACACCAACAGCAGCAAGCCTAACGCTAACAGTTGTAGGCAGCGTTACCTTGGCTCAACTCGAACTCGGCTCCACCGCCACAGCCTATCAGCGCGTTACCACACAGTATGACGTGACCGAAGCCGGGGTGCAGTCCCTGTCGTATCTGTCCTTCGACGGGGTGGATGACTCCCTTGTTACCCCTACTATTACTCCGGGGGTTGACAAGGCACAGGTGTTTGTTGGGGTTCGGAAGCTGACGGACACTGGGTTTGGCGCTATTGTTGAACTTAGCGCAGAAGTTGCTGCCAACAACGGCTCATTCCTCATAAGAGGTCCAGAAAGCGGCGCAAACTATTTTGTGGGTTCAAAAGGCACTGCCACAGTGTTGAGAACGCTTACAACATACACAGCCCCGATCACCAACAGCATCGCAATGGTTTCAGACATTTCAGGTCCGCTTCTTCAGACAAGAATAAATGGGTCAACCGTTGATACTTCTACAGCAGCCCAAGGCACAGGCAACTACCTCGCCTATCCGCTCTACATCGGACGCCGTGGCGGAACAACATTGCCCTTCAATGGTCAAATCTACAACCTGATCGTCCGCTTCGGGGCTAACCTAGACGCTGGGACTATCACCTCCACTGAGACTTTTGTTAATCAGAAAACTGGGGCGTTTTGATGAGAATTACAGCAGCAGCACCTGAACTACTTGTCTCTGATGCAAACCAGTACGCCATGTGCCTTGGCTTCTCTGAGGCTGATGGGGAAACCTATCGCGGTTTGAACTGGGTAGATGCCCAAGGCGACCTCTATGCAGCAGCCTCCTTTGAAGCCAGAGACGAGTGGATCATCTTCGCGCAGGCACCCCTACAGCGCCCTCTGTGGGACACTGAAGAGATTATCGACATGGTAGCCGCAGAACGTGCTCAAGCTGCTCTAGCGTTCAGCACAGAGGCCCTCTCGGCTGTGCCGGGGGTTCTCACCGCTATCGGCGGCATGGATGGGCTGGCAGCATTGGTGGCTATGGGGTTGA